TCGAGCTTGATATTTCCCCGAGTAAACACCAGGTACTTCGACTGAATTGTTGCCCGTTAAAGGTAATTTAATCCACGATCCGTCATCCTTTCTCCACTCAGTCTTGGCATTAGACATATATTTCGAGTAAACATCATTTACCGCACTCCATGAAGAAGCTGAACGCTGTGCAATATCAAAGGTATCTGTCATTGCACGATTCAATTCTTCTTGGCTGTTTGTTACTAATTTAAGTTTATTATTAATACCCGTGTAGAGATCCATTTTATTAATTGCTGCCCCTACGGTAACAACCCCAGCCATATATCCTGCAAGCTGTCTGGTCGCTACAGAAAGCTTATCCATTGACTTAGTAGCGTAATCACCATTTCTTTCAATGCTATCTAATTCATTGGCTAGATTACGCGCGTTACGCTCTGCATTTTTTGAATCAATGACAATGACTAGACGAGATTCTTGAGTCATCTTACTTTTCTCCAGGCAATAAAAAACCCACTCAAGGAGTGGGTTGTTCAAAATTAAATAAAATTACCAAGCTGGCGTATTTACTAAAAAAAGCACCCTAAGGTGCTTTTTTATTACTACTTGTTTAATTAGCAAGAATACAGTTTTGATATTTATGAGCCACACCATCTAATGCTTCAATAACACCAGGTGCACGTGCTCCAGCCCATGTTCCAACCTGTCTAAAACCATTATTACTTGATGTGCCTGTATTTTGTTGAGCTCTCAAAATATTACTCATTACAAATTGAACTTTATTTTCTTTAAGAGCAACCTTTACATCATATTTAACAAAATCTGTAATAAGACCTGCTTGCTGTCCTTTTGTCTTTACATTGCCATTTGCAATAAATGTTTTTTCATTTTCATCTAGATATTTAAAAACAGACTTTCCTTGGTGAACTTGAGTATTATTATTCTCATAATATCTACCTGTATATGCCCCTATGAAACTACCAGCTTGGTCATGTAGAACAATATCATCATTTTGAAAATTTTCAGCAGCACATAATTTCAATTTAGAGAATGATGTGCCTGTTGAATTAAAAGAATAATCAATTTTATCAATGTATGTATCCCCCGCTGAACTAGCACTTATAGTTGATACATTATTTGGCAATTGAATCGGTGCAACTGAACATCCACCAAGAATTGAAACCAAACCCAATAAAATAATCTTTTTCATGAAATTACCCATCATTTTTTAATGGATAAAATTTAACAGGTGGGAAATAAAAAAGCCACTCGATTGAGTGGCTTCTCTATTTTAAGCATGTAGCAGCTTTTCAGCACCAGCAGCCAAAAATGCAGATCGGGTTTTATACTGCTTATCTTTACCCACACTATCATCAATCTTACGAATCAAACGACTAGGCAAAGATACGTTGATTTTTTCAGGGGTTCCAAGATAACGACCTAAATCAACCTCAGTTACGAACCAAACCATTCCATCATATTCAGGAAGATCCATAAATTTTCTTACAGATGAAGCTAAAGGAATCTCTTCACCATCTTCAGCAAGAATCTCTAAATGCCCTGCAATCGCTTCTTTAATATTATCGAGAGCTTCTTCGAGGGTATCACCGGCGCTGTGGCAACCGGGAATATCAGGAACGATGACACCGAATGCCTCGGTATCTGATCCCATTTCAATTGCAATCGGATATAACATCTCATGTACTCCAAGCCGTAGGCCCTTACCAAATCGCCCTATGCGTTTTGTTTTTTAGATTGATAATCCTAAAGTCGGAAAACAGCAGGTCAATGAAGACCTGCTTGTTTCAAAATGCTTTTAACAGTTCCGCTTGGTAAATCCTTTTTAGGATGTGGAACTGTAACCAGTCCCTTCTTAGTAGGGTGTTTGAAGTGATGATGACTTCCTGTAACCCTAACTTGATACCAACCGTCTGCTTCAATCATTTTGATTAAATCCAGACTTTTCACACTACCACCTTGTTAACTTGATGAGACAATTATAACCCTAGAGTTATTTTAAGTAAATAACTCTAGAGTTATTTTTTAATAGGCTGCTTCATTTTTTTGTGAGAATCATCCAGAAAAATATTATCCATCACAAAAATACAGTCGTTAAAAATATCTCTATCGACTGGCAGTTCATAATGATCACAATATGCAGATATGGATGAAATATCCAAAGCTAGAGGAATGCCTTGCTCATAACGTCTTGAGCGCGAAATAACGTTATACGCCGATAAAATTGCATGTGAGGTAAATGAATATTCAGGCTTCTGAAATTCTTCTGGTTTCTTCAAATTTAAGGCTTGGGCGATTGCCGTTTGCTTCTGGTTGTAGTCGCTCGCTTCTTGTTCTGAGTTGAACTTTGACCAGTTGTAGAGCTTGAGGACTTTCCCACCACTTCATCCTTGTAAGAATCCGCCTCTTTTTGGATAGTTTCGGCTTCTTGTCTGATATAAAGCCATATTGAAACACCAATATCCCCCATATTTAAAAGCTTAGTTGCATTCTCGGGTGAATATTCTGGCTCTGTTACGACAATCTCTTTTTCGGCATTCTCCTCCTCAAAAACGACACCTTTCCAGTCCTCAATTAGGTGACATGCAGCTGCTTCTAAAAGTAGCTCATGATAAAGCTTATCTTCTTTTGAAGCCTTACTGACATCATAACCTTTAGAGGTGATTTGGTTATTTGCTCGTTCAAGGGCCACCTGATATGGCTTATATGAGATACCACGAATTTTAAATTCAGCTAATACATTTCCTTCCTTATCAACATATTCCCGCCATTTACTAACTGTTTTACTAGTCTGAATGCTTACTTTTAAAGCCATGTTTAACTCCAAAAAAAGCAGCCATAAAGGCTGCTATCAGATTAATTAGGGCGCAGGAACAACTGCTGGTGTACGGGTAATCGTTGGGGCAATTTCCACAACTTTATATTCAAAAGAAGCATTTAAAAGATCTGCAGTACCACCACTAGGTAACGGAGCGGTAATTTCCGCTTTAGGGATAAAGATTTCATATTTATTTCCATCTACATCAGTGATTGGAACTTTTAAAGAAATCGTTTTATTAGTGAATTGCTTTTCATACATATCAGATGTGTTACGTGACCAAGCTGCCGTAAATGAACCTGTACCATTGGCAAGCATTTCTAAAATTGCACGTGCATTGATCCCACCGCCCAAGCAGCGTTGGAGTTGCATCGTATTATCCCAATTAAATGTAAAAGCTGTCAGGCATGAAATTCCCGCTTGAGAAACGCCGTCAATCAAAATATCTCCTACAGAGACATTCGATAATTTAGGGCTATTATCAGCAGCCGTAATTGTTCCAGTTGGAGCAGTAGAAAAGTTTGTGCGACCAAGGGCCATTAGGCCGAAGGTCATTGTAATTAATCCAGCCTCAGGAATATCAATTCCAAAAGTATTTACATGGCACCCACGGAAAACATGGTAGTCATTTACATCGTCAAAGCCGCGTAAAACAGAGAAGGTTTGGCGAAGAGTTCCACCAAAAGTTAAAACATTAGATGACCAGTTGTTAAAAGCTGCTGCGGCCATCAGGTCTTGAACTAAAGGGCTATATTTTGCTTCGCATTTTAATTCACCGGCATACTCTGCACCAGTAATCATTGACGCACGTGCAATACGTCCACTGGTAATTGAATTTGAGTCTTCCTTTGTTACTGTTGCATCTAAGCCATTTTCAGTAAATTCAAAGGTAGTACGTGCAAAAGGTGAAGGCGTTGTACCGATCGTTGTTTCTTTTGCAATTTGTGTTATCTGACGTGCACCACTCGACATGGCTTTATACTCCTAACGTTAGGCATAAAAAAAGCCACCCGAAGGTGGCCACAAAATTAGGGACGTAAAAAAACCGCCAAACGGCGGTAATTTCTTTAAAATTTTAGATCAATCATCTAATTCAACGCTTACTCCAGTGACAATATTGTGCTTTGTTCCTCCAAGACTATGAACATTGGCCAAACGGATATTTACATCAGAAACACATAACTTGTTATCCAGTTGCCATTTATCTAGCACCGTACCCATTACAGCTTCTAAATGTCGTTCGAGTTCTTGACGTTTAATTTCAATTTCTTCTAGAGTCAGCATGCATGACATATCAATTCACCGTAAAAGCAACTGTCACATTGTACTGTATGAAATCAGCATCTTTACCCGCATCAATCGCTTGACCTTGCCAGAATTTCAAATGCTCAATACTGAACCATTCAAAATGAGCAAGCAAAGCCTCACTAAGTTTCGTTATTTCCATGTCACCAGTATTAATCCTTGCAAAACATTGAATTAAAATATTGCCGGTACGGCGTATAGTTGGATCATCAGCAAGGCCTGCGATATAACTTGCACCAAATTTAATAGTCAAGCTACACCACAAACCTTTAATTGGAACTGTAAAGCCTGGCTGATTGGAATACTTAATTCTTTCCTGAGAAATACCTTTAAAAGCCTCCATACGGCCTACTATGGCAAGCCTTGCTTCCTCTAAAGTCATTGCCATCTTAACCACCATATTTTTGAGTAATATAAGTGAATGTAGTGCTGTAAATACCAAGAGGTGCTTGATCTGACCAACCATCTTCTAAACGTTCTGCGTAGGCTTTGTTGTTTTGGATATAAACTAAGTTTCCAAGCTTAAACTTAATGGCTTGAATTGCTGCATCCTGAACGGCGTTGGTTTCAGGTCCACGTACACCATAATCAGCAGATCCAATCGAAACAACATGTGAAGCTCGGTAAGCTCCAGTATCAACGGGACTTGAAACAACCAGTGATTGAACTGTATCCATAGTAATTTTCTTAACTTGGTCTTCAGCATTTTTTACGACATCTAAACTAAAACTTGTCGGCTTTTTTCCCGTCCACCCCATTGCCTTTATCCTCACTTGCTTCGAACATTTCAAATAAGTCTTGAGCAATCGATTGAATTGAATAAGCTTCAAACTCAACACTTGGCTCGCGCTCACCCATTCTTCGTTTTACTATTTGCCAGATATGAACAGCTTCATGTAAAAGCAGTCCATAAACTTGCAGTAGGTCCTTATCTGCCGTATCACCAATTTGTACGATTGCATAAGCACCATCAGAAAAGGAACTAACCTGCGCATCTGCTCCCATATCTAAAAATTGATCGGCTTCTTCCATATTTTCAAAAAGCAGATCCATATGCATTTGATTTCTAGCAAGCGTGTACTGCACATGTTGGAAAGGTGTGATGTACCACTCGGGTACATAATCAGTATTAACCATGGCCTAACCTATCAACTTGGCAAAGGCGTTTCAGTGGCCTCTCTACCATCAAATGAGTTATGAACAAAAATGCCATCCACATATTTGGGATGGCATTCACAATGAAAAAATGAGTGTGGTTTTAAATCATCTAAGGGAACCACCTGAACACTTTCATGAAATTTATATGTAACCCAAGACATTACACTTTCCTCAACTGACACTTCCAAATGGTCGCGGCTGGATCCTGTTGAATATGTTTGACACGAAATGAGCCTAAGGCTGTAATCCACTCATCATCAATTTTCGGTACCATGGTTACTTCGTTCTGAAGTACGATGGCTTTTTTATCGGTTGCTAGTACTCCTAGTGTCTGGATCTCATATTGATTGTATGAGCCAAATAAAACGCCACGACCATTGTATTGATCAACAATATTTTCAGATGTATTCGTTTTTGGGTTCCAGCTTGTGCTTACAATCCTTTCACACGAAAAAGCATGAACGGCGTCTGCTAGATCCTCATCAAATGCTTCAGCAATTTCAGCCTGAAGTTCATCTCTTAAACCCATTAGATTCTCCGAATATAGATCACTGAGCGCCGTTTGCAGTATGGTTTGATCAAATCAAGAATGTATTGCTCAGTTGCATTAAGCTTTACAGATCCGTCTTGATACTCTTTTTCAGACTCAACCTCAGCCTTAACTCTTTTGCGCTTTAATGCCTGTTCTTGGCCTTGATATAGCTCACCCTTCATAATGCCTTTTATGACTTCGTATGACGCTGTTTTGAGGGCTTTAGGGACGGTTGTTATATCTTCATAAGGCTTAACATTACGCGCCAACAAATAAGCTTCTGACTTTTCAAGATAGTCAGCTTTATCACCGTCAGATAAAGCAGCAAAGCCAGCTACACGTTCAATTGCTTCTTGTTCAGTGATAAAGCTCATGGATTATTCCTTCGGATCTTGTGGAATCAATGCAATCAATTCTGGCTTTAATGCAGACTGTTTGAACTCGATACCCTTATCGGTTAAATAAGCCTTTATTTGGTCGACCTTCCAATTTTCGTAATCACCTGGTGTTGGGCCATCTAATGGATCAGGTGTACCTTTGCCTGCTTCTAATTCAGCAATACGTGCTTTCATTGCAGGAATATCATTTTTGAATGATGCCAACTCACCTTTCGCCGTTGCGATTTGTTCATCGACAAGCAATGCAGCTTTTTCCGCCACTTCTTCTGCAAGTTCACCCTCTAAACGAGACTTTTCTGCTTCAAGTCGGGTCTTTTCTGCTTCAACTGATTCAAGCTTGCTTAAAGCATCGGTTAAACGTTCTTGCAATTTTAAATCGCTATTTGAGCCCACATCTGCAGCTTCCTCTTCAAGAGGTATTGCTAATCGGCCATAAGCCTGCTTAATGATTTCAGCATCAGGAAAATCATCATCAACTTCTACTGCAGTAGCGTTCCCGATCACTCCAATAAAGTCGTTTCGATAGCAAACACTTGGGTCACGAATCAATGGGATATTATTTGTGTAAATTACTTTCATTTCTTCTCTCCAAAACAAAGGCGGCTTACGCCGCCATGTTTATTAAGGGGTTGCTGTACCTGAAATTACGGCACTAAATGGAACATTTTTACGATCAAACACTCGTTCCCAATTACCAGCAGTTGCATAGCCTGCAATTTTTGGCGAAGCGTTTGGATCTACAGAACCTTTCCATGAGAAACCAGCTGGATGAAGAATGAATGTTTTACGTTCCCATAAAATTTCTGCACCACCACCATTACCGCCTGATGGTAGACGCTCAAGTTCTACTGGAGTAGTTGGAGTTCCCTCTCCATAACCAAATGCACCATTACCAAAAATGAGAGAAATATAACGGCCATTACCGTAAACCAAACCATCATCCATGAAGATCGGCTTACCGAGATAAGTGGCAAGAATGATCTGACCATTACTGTCACGTAAATACTCGATCATGTCTTGCTTAACCATTTGGTTCATTACTACTGAATGAACCCCCATCGCTGTAAATTGGTCAGCAGTATCACCTGCTGTAAATGCAGCGTCTTGGAATGCATTAGCCGATACAGTTGCGCCTGCATCGATCACCATATCGCCATTGTTATTGGCAATATTGGAAGCAATAACACCGCGTGCAGCTCCCAATAAATAGCGCTGCCACTGGCGCTCCCAGTATTTACCAAAGCGGTTACGAATATGCTGCATTGGCTCACTATTTGCCAATTCAGTAGAAAGGTCGGCAGTTCCATAACCTTTGTTTAAATAAAGTGTACGGGCCTGCATAGAGCCTTGTGTAGCCTTACCGACCGCACCTTTATCATCAGGATTGTCAGTTGACGCATTCGCTTCTTCGTCTGCATCAAGATCATTCCAGTACGAAATCGTTGATGAGCCTTGGCCATTATTAGCAATGTCAGTTAAAGCTTCATTTTTTACAACAATTCCTGATTGGAATACTGCGGTTTTTTCAGGTGAATTTACTGGGTCCAAAGTCTGGTAGTAGTCACTAACGAAAATATCTTGTAATTGAACAGATGGCATAATTAGTTACCTTTAGTTTTCAATAATTGCTGGAATGCTGCTGGGTTTTCACGAGCTAGACTCGCTCGCTCAGCTTCTGAATAGTCCGACCATTTTTTAATTGAAGCGCCTGAACCTGGTGCGCCCATACCACTTGCTTTAGGCCAGTAGTACGGCTTTTGTTCACGTAGAGATTCAACCCACTCTTTTGGCGATAATGCTGTTTGGCCATCTTTACCAATGATCACTTCGCCGTTTTCATCAACAGCGACCGCTTTACCGTTTTCATCTAATGCAAATTTTGTTTTAGCTAAAAATGCAATGTCGCCTGTTGCTTCAGGTAATGCTTCAAGCTCTACAGCTGCTTGAATGATTTGCCCTTGGATTACAGAATCTTTAAACTTGTTTGCATAAGCTTCTGCTTTGTCAGCACGGTCTTTTTCGGCTTTAAGTACACGTTCATGTTCTTCACGCATCTTCTCGGTACGTTTCTGGATCACTTCGTTTACTTTGCCGTCTGCGATTAGTTTGGCTTCTTCATCCTGGTCAAGTTGAGCAAAAACCTTCTTAACAATTTCAGGATCAATGCCCTCAAATTGTTTTTGAAAATCCTGAAGTTCTCGTTTTGCATTCTTAGCAGCATCACGCTCACTCTGAAGTGCAGATTTCAAACCTTTTGGATCTTCGTAACCTTCTAGATCAAGGCGAAACTTCCCGTTTTCCTCAACATATAAAGCGCGGTGCTCTTCTTTGATGGCATCAAGCGAATCAACAATAAATGGCAATGACATGTTCAAACCTCTCGTTTGATTGGGGGTAAAGCCTTATCTCAAGGCATTAAAAAAGCGCCCCTTTGGACGCTGTATTTCGATTAATAAAGTTATGCGATGTTAAAACCTTCAACACCACGCTTCTGACGATTTCGGGTACGTTGCTCTAGCCACATTTGACCTTGCTCAATATTAGTAATAGCAAGTGAATTTTCGCGGCAAGGAAACTTTTCATTCAGAACACGTAAACGATGTAAAACAATCGCAAGTAAAGCTTCATTCGTGATGCCATTAACTCCAACTTCCTTAACTGGACCAAGTTGGAATTGAATTGGAGTAAGTAAATCTCCAGCTACGACATCATAGAAATGTCCTGGTTCAAGAGACTGCTCACCGTCTCGGGTTTTAACAGTTTCATTATGGAAAACCGTTACTTCGTTATCATCTTTATGGATTTCACGGCCCATTACACAATTTTGAATACCATCTGGTTGATATGAATGTTCAAAAACATCCTTTGGTGACCAAGAGATATAACCTTCATGATCTGGATGATTAGCCTTGCCACCATCTTTGTACTCGATCAAATAGCCTGGATCTGCTGGATCTTCATTTTCAGGAATTTGCCAACCTTGGTACTCATTGTATTCACCACGTGACATAGGCACTGCTAATACTGATTTAGTGCCGATATACGCAATCATTGATAATGCAAATAAATTCTTAGACATTTTTTATACTCACAAAAAAAGCACCTTTGGGTGCTAGTTAAATTGATTTCACGCTCAAAACATCAAAGAAAATTAAAGGCTCTCAATCAGTTCAATAAGCTTATTATTGGTTGATTCCTGTACTTTGTTATTTAACCGAGGAGCTTTTAAAAGTGAGGTCAATACTTCAATAGAATGAAGATTTGCATGATGAATGTCGTAAGTATTAACAGCTGCACCTGTGACAGTTACACTGGATTCCAGATTTTCAATTTTTGGTGATTCAACTGCTTTAAGAGACGAATCATCTAAATTCTGGCCAACTTCAACCGCCTCACCTTCGATCACTTGTGGCTCTAAAGGTGGTTCAATAATTTCAAATCCGAGCTGTTTTAAGTTTTCTATAGCAGCTGTAAGCGCAAACGGATTGTAATCACCAACTGTTGAGCCTTCAGGTATCAAATACTCGCCGTTTACTTGCACTCCAGAGTGAAGTTTTAAGATGCATATAATGCGTTTAGGTAGAGCTTCTGGTGATGCTTGGTCCACGTTGAAATATTCAACATTTTGCACTAGCTCTTGAAGTGTTTGCGGTTGCTTTGTCATGATGACCTCACATAAAAAAAGCACCCGAAGGTGCTATGGTTAAAATAAATTGATTACTTTGTTTTCCCGAGTTCTTTCTTACAAACAGGACAAGTTATAACTAAATTAATTTCATTTCGGTGGTTAAAAATGCGGGCTTCACTTTCTTTAAACTCCAAGTCAGATTTGCAATTGTGACAAGTAATCTCATGAATAGTATCCTCAGGCAATTTACCTGGCTTAATCACCTTTACCATTATTTTTCCTCTTTGGCCCTAGGTTCATCGCTTACTAAGCGAACACCATTAAGACCATAAGCTTCGAAAGTTACTGTTATTGTGGCTGGTCCATCACTAGCATTACTGTTCATCTGTACTGCTTTTTGCCCAGCTAATGGCAATCCAGATTCTTCATCACAAATAATTAAGTAACCTTTCAAAGTTGGATGTCGCTTAAGCACCAGGTGCTTAACTTTTGATTCACTCATATGCCCAACCTCTTAAAAATTTGTTCATCCAACTTCCGAAGTTGGTCAAGTGTGTAAAGTCGCCCATCTGGATCGAAAAACTTATCAAAATCAAATTTTCCTTCCTTAAAGAGCTTATAACGCTTTGGCCCTAACCATTCTTTTTGAAAGAAATCGTCAGTCTTTCCGAAAAACTCTTTAAATGTTGTATTTGCATCAAGTTGGCCGATGAGTTGGCTTCGCTCGTCCTTTGGAATGTCCTTAACTCTTCGCTCATCCATTACAAACGGACGCTCGCCTGTTAGTTTTCCGTCTTTTTCCACTGGTACCAGAATACTTCGGCAATTTGGATGCAACGGCGGCACTCTTTTGGCTGGGTCATCAATTTTCCAAACGGCACCATCCAGTGAGGCACATAGTTTTGATGTTCTACCATCCAACGTTGCTACCAGCTTTACGTATTCAAAGCCAATCTGGTTAAAGCTATTGAGGTAAGCTTGATTAGCAACATGACTCCTAACAGTTCTTACCGTCCGATCGATATCAGACTTGCTACTGATTAAAATGCCATCTTCATAATTAAGGCGTTTAGTTCCACCAATACGCTGTACAATTTGCTGATTCGTTTTACCTGAATTAATCCCATCCCGAATCGCATATTCAACCTTTTGACGAGCATTTTCAGCCAACTTTGTTAAAAGGTCGTCGACCAAGGCCCCGCCTACCAAAGGCACTTTTTTTGCCGCCTTATAAAGTTTGTCCCCACTGGGTTGTTTTATCTTTCCGCCGTATAGCTTCGCCGTGTAATTGGCCTCATATACCGCCAATGCTGTAGCAGAAACCGCGAATGCTTCAGGTAATGAAGTATTAATTGCCGTAAACCACTGAGAAATTAGGTCCCGAATTTCTTTGAGGTTTGTAGTTGTATATTGGCCACTAGCAAGAGCCGCCTTTTCAAAATCATTCAACTCTTCTAACAAATCTCTAAGTTTTGCCAGCATCAATGCCGACTCATCATTAAAGATTTTTAATAATTCATTAACGGATTGAGAAGCAGCTCGATATAAATACGCCTGGTGTTGTGTAAGTATCTCAATAAGCGATTTTTCGGTATCTGAAGCCATTTAACACCTCATAGCGGAGCGCTATCACGCTCACCTTCAATCCGCCTCAATTCTTCCTGATAATCATGACCAGGTAATTTACCTGTAGCGATATATTCCCAATACGTCTGGAATGAATTTTTTCCAGAAATGGCACCTTCATAAAGCTGCTTTGCAAGGTTGATATCGTATTGCTGAACAATAAACTCGGGCTCAACAGTAAACGCATATTTAGAAGGATTTAGCTTTAACCACTGAGCTGCATATTTAATTGCTTGCTCAATTGCTGCAGCTGCACACATCACAATGCTATGTAAGCTTGCATGCTGGTCATCCTGACGTGCACGGCGTGCTTCTCCAGATTCTTGTGTATTGGTATCAATAACCTTTGCACCAGCCTCAAGAGCTGCATTCTTTTGTGCATCCATTTCTTTTTTGGTTAGCTCAATCCCATTACCTGAAATTTCCAAATAACCGCATTGCGCTTCACCAGGAAGATCCCAAACAGCCATAACACCAGTAACACTAATATCAGCACCATCATCAAGACCATTAATCCAAGGCTGAGGATGTGCTGTGTGATGCAGTGACTGGAAATAATCAGCGCTAAGCTGGTAATACTTCAAAGCAGCTTTGGCCATAGTGAGAAGCGGTACCGTTCCAACATGCGCTGAATTATCTGTAGTGCCACAAAAAACAAATGGCGTAAAAGAAAGCATGTTTTTACCAAGATCTGGTGTTTTATCTTCTACAGCAGATCCATCAAACAAACGTACAGTTAAGGCACCATTATCCATAGACAAAACACGATGTACTGTCCTGGTATCATGCCCAAACTCATCCTCACTATTATCAAACTGCTCCTCCAGCACTAAAAGTTTCAAATCCTTTCGACCATCTATACTGTTTTCCTTCCAGTTAATAATGGATAAAGCGTCATAAAGTGCAAAATAAGGCACTCCATTAGCATCTACATCAACAAGCAAGCCACAACGGCCATATTCAAGTAACTCTAGACAAATACGAATAAAAAGCTGTTTTAAGCCAAATCCATCATTTGTGGCATTATCGATCAGCCCTTTAAGCAAAGAACTTTCAATCACAATATTGGGCTCAAGCTTTGAGACTAGACCGATCATCGTGCGCAATGAATCCTGAACCCATAATGGATACTGAGCGCGACTGAGATAAGCTTTATAAATCGCTCCAGCCGTATCACCCTGCTTTTCAGCTTCGATCATCCCTGCCGATTTAGAAAGATACTTAGTTTGTGCTTGTTTGATTTCCTCTTCACCAGCAACGGCATCGCGCATAATCAACCAGGCTTTTTGCGCAGCAATATACTGCGGATGTTTATCAGTAACTGCCATAAAAAACACCAAAAAAAAGCACCTAAAAAGGTGCATTGTTTAATGAGAATAACCAGCGATCGTGCGCCGTTTAAATACTTTCTGAATGATAATTGGGAACCGCTTAGCTATTGGATAACCACCAGCATCACCCACATGATCCAAGCCAGCACTTTTATCTGGCATTCCAAAATCGTCATAAACTTGCTGTTCTAAAGTGGCCGTAAAGTTAGGACATTTGTTTGTGTTCACTTTTAGGTGTCGTTCACCGTCCGCATTAAGGATCTGTGCATTCACAGCATTAATTCGATCTTTAATGCTTGGGTTTACACCATTCACTTCAACCTTAAAACCATTTTTCTTTAAAATTGCATGATCAGATTCACTGAAGTTCTTTGATGAGGTCGCTTGACCTGAAGCATCAGGAACCACCGTAATATCATGCTCAGGAAAACGCTCTATAATCAACTGACACATAGTCGGTGTATCCCTTACACCCACCAATTCATCTAAAGCTCTTGGTTTCCCTTCCCTTATGACATAAACAACTGCAGCCATTTTTAGAACGTTAAAGTCCATTCCAATGAGTAACGGCTCACCTTCCTTAATTTCTTCGTCCGTGTGATTTTTAACTCGATCAAAGTCCGGGTAAACAGCGCCACTCGTTAAGTTGACAAATTGCCCTCTCAGATAAGCTGAAATCAATTGTGGAGGATATGACTCATAAAGGGATGAAATATAATCATCTGGAAGGTTAGCTTCATTGTCATAGGTTGAAGCCTGAATCATTCCATATAACTTTCGCTTAGCCGGTGTTTTATTTGCCTCTTTAACGAATTGTTCGTAGGTAAATTTAAAGCCTTCAGGTGTTGTGGCAACATCAATACCATTGAGCAAACCAGCTTGCTTATAACGCATACGTGCGATGATCTTACGCCAAGCCTGTTGTGCTTTGACTTTGGCCATCACATCAAGCTCATCAATCAAAGCATGGCCAATTTTAAAACCTACAATGGTTGCTGGTTTCTCCATAGATCGACAGATGATTGTTGTTCGATACTGACGTCCATAATAGATATCCACCTCTTTATTGGTTTCATAGACCTTAGTTTTCAGTCCCCAATCGAAAGCAACTTCATCAATGGTTGGAAAGAAAATATCCCGAATCTGCGGGTAAGTTGGAGCAAAATAACCTAAAGGCACCTTGGGAAACTCCCAAGCTTTATTACACAAACTAGAGCAACCGACCCAAGTCTTACCAGATCCAAAGCCCGCCACAAATGCACGAAACTTTTTCTCCATCTGTAAAAAATTAGCCTGAGGTACATTCAGCGTCGGATTGATGTTCGGCATCTTTTTTACTCGCATCTACAACTTGAATGGTCACCTTAACTGGTGTTGGATCATCTTCCCCTTCGCCCTCTCTCAACTTCTCAATTTCAAGCTGTTTCAACTCAAGAGTTAAAAGCATCAGGTCATGGCCTTGCATTTCTTCCCGGACTTGTTTAATAACTCCTTGCTTCATCAACCTGTTATTTTTCCAGCCCTCATAAATATTCTGGAGTTCCCTTAGGCGATAGGCTTTATTGGCCAGGGGAATGTCATATACATTCTTTTGGAAATCTGCCCTGGTCTTATTAAACAAAGTAATAAGTTTCTTACTTAAGTTTTTCCCCGTTGCTTTTGTTGGGTCATACGCCTCACATTGTCTTCGGTCAATTTCTATGCCAAATCTTTGTTTGACAGCATCCGCTACTTGTTGAGGGGTATCAAAGCAGGCAAGAGACTGAACTATAAAGATTTTCACAGGCTCTTTAAGCGCCGCCATACTCCCCCCTTCGTCCAACTACGTCCAACAACATAGGCAAAAAAAAGAGCCGCTAGGCTCAGTTGATTACACAATTTCCGCAGCATCTTGAAATATCTAAATCTGAAACAAACGGCGGATTCTTCGTAGCTTCAACTAAACGTTTTACGCTCTTACTTGGTCCCCACCGTTTGACAACACCAATGAACTCTTCGACATCGTGCCCAGCCAAATAGTGCTTAGGTAATCCTGTAGAACTACTGAAGAGCATTTCTCCATCCTCATCTCGCTCTACGCCAATGTGATAAAGTTCATGCTCAATCAAAGCACAAAACTCGGTATCGTTTGCCTTATCGCAAAACCCACCATCGATGGTAATTAAATAGGTCGGTACAAATCCGAACCAATCTACCATTTGTTGTTCTTGTCTTGCTTTACGCCAGCCACCGACGTTAAACATAACTTTTTCACATTGCCCAAGTACCATTGCGTGTTTGCTTTTATATGCTGAAGAAGCCCAGGCAAAAGCTAAAAACTCATCTTGATCATGAAGTATTTCCGCAATGTGGTCATGATCAGGGTTGTGAAGTGGACCACCGATTGTAAGAAAGTTTGCTATAACCCATGCTCTTAATTCTGGTGCCGGTATTAAACGAATAGCTTTCTCATTTTCCGATTGATCAAGAAAGTCCGTTGGAGGGAATGGTCTGATCTCCATTAAATATTTGCCTCTTTAAATTTTCGAGCCACTGACTAGCAAAATGAGCTTGGATCTGCAAAGGGCCTGATTCATTGATTTTGAATCTAGCTGCAGATTCCAATCGAACAATCGTATACCCCATATCATGAGCTGCATCCTCACGATCTAAGTCATAAGAAATTTGTTTTCTTTTTCTTCCCGCTGACCAAGGGCCGCCAGCAATATCAACTAAAATTTTGTACTCAATTAAATAAAAATCAAAGCGCCAATGTTTTGTTGTTTTAAACTGGAAGTTCTTTTCATATTTGATTTTTAAAATATCTAAAGCCTTTGTAAATTCTTCTTCTGCTTTTAAATATTTCTCGGTGGCTTTAGGTAATGGCCGGCTTTTGGATTTCGTTTTAATCTCCTTTTTTCTTGTTAGGCCAAAGTAATCTTTAATGTCCATATAAGGCGGTCCGTAAATTTTTGACCTGTGTTTTTAAACGAAGAATTATTCTATCGATAACTAACATCTCATCACGGCTTAGACCTGTACGCGACAAGTTTTGATAACGCTCCAATTCTAAGGAAACTTTATCAAGGTTTTTTTTACCTTCGTTTTTATCCATATACTGCTCACTTATGTTTGTTTAGACGACGAGCAATAAGGCGTTTCTTCTTTTGGCTTAATTTATTGGGCTTGCTTTTCACACTATTTAATTTATTTACAAATGGTGAAGCTTCACCCATAGCAGCAGCCATAGCTGTTAAAGCACTAAAATTAAAAGCCATTAATCCTGTTGCTGCAGCTAACATTAATCGACGCATACGCATTTATATGTCTCCAAAAGAAAAAGCCCCTCCAATAACCATATTTTAGAGGGGCCGTTTGTGCCGTATTTATCACGGCAAACTTACAAACCAAATTATGAAATTAGTAATTCATAATTATTAGTTCATTGCTTTTCTTACTCTTGGCTGCCGAATCACGACCAATAGAGTAATTAATTGAAGTAACTGCAAAATTAAAACCCTTAAAGATTTCACGAATCTTTTCATGGTCATTAATTGAAAGCATTACCTTCCCTTTGGAGTTCTTCATTTTTTCAGAGAGCAATTCATATTGGTCAATAGGAAAATCCACGCCATAACCAGCAGTATCTAAATACGGCGGATCCGCGTAAAAGAAAGTATGTTCCCGGTCATATTTATCAAAGCAAACATCCCATGACAAATTTTCAATATAGACCCCATTCAACCGCAAATGTGCTGCACTCAAATACTCCTCAATCCTTAAAAGATTTAAGGACCTGCCAGTTGTGTTATAACCAAAAGTTTGACCAGAAACTTTCCCACCAAATGCATGCTGCTGAAGATAATAAAATCTTGCTGCACGCTGAATATCTGTAAGAGTGTCTGGTACTTTCAGTTTTTCCCATTCAAAAATCTGGCGGCTAGATATGCACCATTTAAATTGCCTTACAAACTCTTCTAAATGATTTTGAACAACTCGATAAAGGTTTACGAGCTCACCATTTAGATCATTTATAACTTCTGTCTTTGCCTGGTCTTCTCTTAAGAAAAATAGAGCAGCTCCACCGCAAAACAATTCCACATAACACGAATGCTCCGGGAATTTACTCAACAAATCCTTAGCTAAACGGGTTTTACCACCTTGCCATGGAATTATTGGCTTTGATTTCATAAAAATTTTCCTGTGCAAAAGCTTACATTTTTGATAGCCTTCACCGGTCGTGTGCACGATAGGCTGGGCTTGCTTTTGACAGGCTAAGGCTGTCAGGAGGTCGAGGTACTGTTACCGCAGTACTTCGTCCCCAGTTTTACTCGATACAAAAAACTCGGTCTCCATTTGGAACCGAGTTTTTTTTATTTATTTATTTTCTAATGCAGTTACACGCGTCTGAACTGCATTTAAGCCATTATTCAAAGTAGTGATTGAACTCCCCTGGCTTGTATTCACCCCTTCAACACTCGTAACTCGGGTTGTCAAAGCATTAACTGCTGAAGCATCAGCTTTGTTGCTAACAGTTCCTTGAAGAGCTGTTACTTTTGTTTTAAGAGCATTAATTTCATTCTCTAATTCTGCGTTTGTCATAGTCATGCTGTTTTTCCTAGAAGCAATATTAAAAAATAAAAAAACTCGGTCTCCGTATGGATCCGAGCTTTTATGAGGGCAATAAAAAAGCCCACCTATTTAGATGAGCTTTTAAATTCATTTTGGTCTAATTTATACTTCGACCAATTTAATAAAACTATACCGTAATTAACGAAAAAGTGGAAACTAATTTCTTACCTCATTTAAAGTTTCTTCCTTATAACGCTTAGCAATTTTCGTAGCTTTTTTAATTTCTTCTTCTAATGCAGTTACCATTAATTTTTCGTACCGCTTCCATGTTTGACGATACACCTCCATCTTTGATAAATTTAGTTGCTTTCATTTGCTTTGCTCCAAATCATTCAAAAACATGCAGCCTTCTTCTGGATATTCAGTGATCCAAAAGTAATACCCCTTGCCACTGTGTCCATCCTCCAGAAAGGCAATTGATAATTCAGTTTCAAGCTGCTCAGGTTCACTCTCTGCATCTGGCGCAGCAAACTCTAAAAGGCTTTTTAATTGATGCCCGCTTAATGTGATGCTCATTGCTCGACCTCATCATGTTCTTTACGCGCCAACCACCACAAAACCACCGCACCGCTAATAGCTGCGGTAAAACATGAAATGAGTAACCCCCACGCTAAAATCTCGAATTTATTCATGCTGCTGCTCCTTTGCCTTGTTGAAATCCAACTTGAATGAGGTAAGGCATCCATTTTTGTTGTTGCTCAGGATCTGCGAGTTTTACTGCGATACGTGCTGCAAGTTGTTCATAGCTTTCGTTACCTTCAGCGTATTTGCTTGCAAACTCAGGATGTACAGAAAGTTTTTGAGCAAATGAGTAAATCTGTTTTGAACTAAGAGTATTTGATTCTCCCTGCGGGACTCGGACCTGCGTTCCAGAATTTGGTTTTTTAGATTGTTCACGTGCTTGGTATTTTCCACATGCGTTGATTAACCAATCTGCAAAGTGGTAATTCATGAGTTCATCACAAAGATTCTTCTCGGCGTTGTAGAGTTCAAATGCTCGTAACTCTCGATCGAACCAAGTCGCGTTTTTAATCTGCTCGTAAGTTTCCTGATCAGTTGCCAAACGAATTTCTTCACCAAGTTTTTTTAAACTCAACCATGTTTTTTTATTTTTAGATTCTTCTGATAGATTCTTTGAAAGATTCCGTGTCCCAACGTTGGGACTGTTTAACGGAATTGTTGGGACTCTTTCATGGAATTGTTGGAACTGTTCCGTTGTTGGAACTGTTCCATTGTTGGTACTGTTTAAATCATCATTTTCAGTGTCAAAGTGTACCTTTGTTGGTACTGTTTCCCGACCTTTAACTCCGATCAAAAGATAGACTTTTACCTGCTTAGTTTTACCTTCGCGCTTACCAGTATCGATAATAAATCCGTCTTCAATTAACTCATCAATGATTTTTAAAACGGTCTTACGGTCCATTTCCGTGTCATCAACTAAACGAGCAATACTTGGATAGCATTCATGTGTTTCACCAGCTCGATCGGCTAGTGAAAGAAGGACTAATTTTTTGAGTGGTTTTAATGCTCCACCCACCTTTTGTTTTTGACGGGTTTTCCAAGCCCAAACTGTTGCATCTAGACTCATTTATCCCCCTCTTCATTCAACTGAATGAATGTGCTACCCAAATAGCGGATCCGTTTAGCCCGATATAAACTTAAGATGATCGGGCCAGCATGAATAAGATAAATCCCATGTTTTCCATGCTCGTCAACCAAAGCCTGCATGAATTCATCACGTGTTACAGCAGCATTTTTTTCGTCACGGTTTTGGCGGGCTAAATTTTCCTTCCGTTTTTTCAACAAACCAGACAAAGTTCTTAATGCTGGTTCATGCCAGGATTGAATATGCTTTTGTTGTTGTTCAAAGGTACTCATGACACCTCCGCTAATGCTTGCTCAGCTTTTGTTAGGCGGCGTTTAGCGTTGAGCTCTGCTACTGTTGCTGTGCGGATTTCTTTTGAAGAAACTAGAATCAAATGATTCTCTGATTTGATGGTCCATAAACTAGTCAGAGTTTTATTTTTAACTTCAAACAAATCATTTGATTTGAAAGTACGGCACTCTTCAGTAAGTACCACTACATCACCCACTAAAAACTCTTGTAAGTTGTGTTTGGACGTTTGATTTGATAAATTAGTTTGCATATTCATGGGTTCCTAAATTTGTGAATTAAGAAGCCTGATCTTGACCATCAGGCTTTTTTATTGCGTTCTCTCCGAACGGATTGTTTTCTTTGTTCATATAAATCAAAACGTTCTCTGGGTATTCCAGATACCTGTGACATAAGATTCTTGTCATCTTCACAACGCTTCATATCCAGAATGGCTAACCATCTTAAATACTGGCTGTTAGACCAGCCTCGTTCATATGCTTCCCTTGCCACATGCTCAGCTACAGGCTCAGATAAATGTGTCGGCATGCACACCGTCTTTTTTGCACTTGGCTTTTGTTTGGTCATGGTTGTTCCTAAACTGATATTTGTTCATGAGGTCAGTTATGCTATAGACGACTCTGGCTTAGCATTCTCAAGTAGCCATTCAGCCGTAAACTTTCCACCGCTATTAATTGCAAGTATCTGGGCATATTTGGTTTCGCCCGTATATTCAGTTCTTGGTAATACCCCTCGTTTTTCCATCTTGCTCATGGCCATGTATGTACGGTTTAGTAACGCTGCTGCTTTAGATCGACCACCAACAGCATCAAAAGCATATTTAATGGGATTCAAAGTTAAATCTCCCTTTTAATTGATTTCACCAAAATTAAATCATAGGTTTAATTTTAATACAATCCATGATTGCTTCTATTTTTTTAAATTTCCAATAGAATTTTAAACCAAAGGTTTATTTTATTAATGATTATGGAATCTATAGCTGAACGCATCCAAGCAGCACTTGATTATGCAAATCTAAAATGGTCAGCAGCATCTCTCAAATTGGGACTATCAGCTCAAGCTGCATCTAACTGGAAAAAGGGGAAAATTGGTAAGGAAACCCTGAAAGAGCTAGCGGCTTTAACTGGAGTAAGTGCCGGATGGTTGCTAGATGGTTCTGGATCAATGATCGAGTTGGCTGACAATCCTGAGAATGCTGATGCATATAGGCCAGTTATGGCATGGGAAGCACCGGATGACCTCGATCCTAATTCTTTTATGATTATTCCGCATGTAGACGTCAAGTTTTCCGCAGGTAATGGCCGACTGGTTGAATTTGAGCCAACAACCAGGATGACGGGATGCGCACAACGCATGGAGTGGTTTCATAAGAAAAAAGTTTCACCTAAAAATCTTGTAGAAGTGGATGTTGATGGTGACAGTATGGAACCAAGGATACCAAGCGGCAGCGTTGTAATTATCGACAAGTCTGTTAATAGACTAGAGCAAGTTCAGAACAGAAAGGTGTATGCAATCAGGTATGGTGATGAACTAAAAATCAAAAGATTATCTCGTAGATATGACGGAGCCTTGATTATTGATAGTGATAATCCTAGCTATGAAAGAGAGATCGTTGAGCCGCAAGACTTGGAGCATATTGGCATCATTGGTAAATATGTTTCTCATTCTTATGATGGTGAAATTTAGGCGAGCTAAGTAATTAATTTTTAAAGAAAAGAGGGTATTATGATCGCAACACTTAATAAATCCAAAACTGCGCTAACGATTAATCGCCAAGAGTTCAAATTAGCATTAGGTAAAATTGGCGAAGGTATTGAAAAACAAATAGCCTCACTTAAAAAAGCCAAGCAAAGTTATGACGCTACTGAAATGGCATGTGAGGTCATTAATGAAGCAAATATCTTTGAGGCTATAATCGAAGGATTTAATGAAGCTGAAGGTACTAATTTAAAACTATCAGATATAAGTAATTTGGAGCAAGCGCAAGGCTGGGTTGATGATTTTCTAGAAAAGTACAGCACTTGAAAAGGTAAATAAGAAGAAGTTGATGAGGTAAGATTCGTAATGAATAAAAAATATATGCCACCAGAACTTTACGAATACAGGCATCTAACAAGCACTGAACAAATGGCAATTCATCAGATGCTTATTTCTTATGTTCGTGAAGATCACCGCTTCAATATCATCATGATGGGGGCTGCGGAGCCTTACAACTTAGTAAAGATAATCAGTGTGAATTTTGAAAATGAAGCTGCAGGTATATGGATTCACTTCGAAACTATTGTTGGTGAAAAGCTGGCCTTGCCTATTGATTTCATTTCAAGAATTGAGTTTTCAGGGCAGCAGGAAATTTAATAAAAAAGATTAGTTTAGGGTTGGAGGAATATTAGGAAATGAAGTGGAATCCACAATATGCAAAAAATTGAAGTTAACTCCCGTAATATCAGCCATGTTCTTTATCAACACTTCTTGTTGACGGTAGTGCTTAGAACAGGTGAAAGGTTTATTTACAGACTTCTTGAAGCAACCACATTCAAAGAGTTTGTTGATTCAGAAGATAAAGATAAATTTTATAGAAGTCATATTGAGGCTAATAAAGAATTTAAGCGGATTCAGCTTTTTGTTTAATTGAAACCGTGACCCGACACAGTGCTTTAAACCATATCGGTAGAGAATATATGTATAAGATACCTAAAGTAGTTATTCCTGATTCCGCTAAAAAATATAGGCCTCCCAAAGTTAAATTAACGCTAGAAGAAATCAAGCAACTTTCAGATGACGAGTTAATGATGCTTTTAAGCGGTGAAGGCCGAAGCGGAATTATCCCAGCACCACTTCTACAAGCTATAAGCTATGAATTGACATCAAGACAGATTAAAAAATCCAGCAAACCGCATTGGACTGCTTATGTTGGGGTGCTGCTGGCCTTAATTGCTGCAGTCACTGGTGTTGTTGCAATACTAAAATGAGAGTAACGATAACAGAGCACATTGAGATAAAACTAAGCACAAAATTTACTATACGTTTGTTTTTGATTTTCATGACATATCCACCAGTAGCACCCTCTTAACAAGTAAAGCAATTGAGGTGATTAGAGGTATTAAGCTAATTAACAGACCAGCTCTCGTCAACTTTATTTCACACATAAGAACTCTCTTTAAAATGTGAACCAAATGGCAATATTCACAAGTATTGTTACCATGCTAATAAACATTTGCATATTTAGTATCTGATCTAATTTCATAAAAATACCTTTGTCAGGTTAAATCAGCGACCAACCCACCACCACGGTGGGTTTTCTTTTGTCTATTAAATCTAAAATTTAAAATAAATTCAATCTTAGGTTTAAATATCTATTGCATCAAAATTAAATCTAAGGTTTAATAATTTTCACCAGATAACAAAAAAGCACACCGCCCCTCCCCAGGTCCGATGTGCTTTGCTATATGCGAGATCAATTATGAACGTAAAAACCTTTTCAAACAAGCATAAGGTAACTGGAGTTACAGCAATTGCTGTACTTGTAGCCTTGAGTTCTTGTGAATATCGAACTGCTAATTCTAGCGTCCCTTCTAATTACTCATATGAAAGCGAGCAAGTCGTTGCTTCTGAATATGAACTTCTGGCTGTTAAGAAAACTGGAGAAAAATCTGGTGAAGCAGTTATCCGCATTGACGGCTTCAAATTAAATGTGAGCTTCGATTTTGACGGTGTAGCTGATAGCTACGGCGTAGCTGGATCTGACTTTACAACTGCTGAAATTACAAATTTGGCTATTGATTCAGTAACGGATCTAAGCGGGAAGTCTTTCAATGACTTTACCAATCATGATGACCATAAAAATATAAATATTTTATTGGCTGGCTATATCGACCGTAATAACTGGTTGGAGGCTTAATTATGGCTAATTCAACTCTAAATCTATCAGAACGCCAACAAGTAGTTTTGCAAACTGTTATCGAGATTAATAAAAAAGGCCATCAGCCTTTTGCTTGGCAAGTTGCTGCATGCATGGTGGTTAAAGGTCACCAAATTACCGAAAAACAATGTGCCTATGATCTAGGTGTAATTATTCGAACTAAGGGTACAGGTGTTTTTTCAGCAAAGTTTGATAGCAATCCTAAAGTTTGGATTTATGAAGAACCTAAGGGAGCTGCTTAATTATGAATGCTCATTGCAAACCACATCCAGACGGCATTAAAGCCTATATCGGTCATGACCGCTTAACAGGTCTCTACTCTGTACGTGTCGGCTGGACTGTTTATGCAGCTAATGCAAACTGCAGTGTGCTGTACACCGTAAAAGGTGACATGAAGACACCTTTAAACGTGGAAGAGTTTAAGGCGAAGCGCCCCAAAGTTCTTGCTTCTCTAATGCGAGAAATTGATTTTCAGCGTAGAAAGCAGCTCGCAATAAAGCTACGCGAAACAAACATCCCATCAAATGACCGTAAAAACTATAAGCGTTCACGCGGCTTCACGGGCTCAAGATAAGGATAAGAAATATGGCACTTGCAAATATTGTTCATGCAAATGAACCGATCCATGTAGAAACAATTGTCGCTTACTACTATGCAGATCCAGACATTGGTAAATCTTCTTTAGCTTTTACTGCAAAAGACACCATTTTGTTTGACTTTGATAAAGGTGTTCACCGTGTAGGAGCTTTACGTCGCGGCACGGCTGTACAAGTACAAAAATGGACTGATGTATCTAACGTAACTGAAGAGGATCTTAAACCTTATAAAACTGTTGCTTTCGATACTGTAGGCACCATGCTTGATTGCGTCAAAATCTATTATCAAGGCATTCAAGGAAATACCCAGAGAGATGGAAACCTGACTTTAAAAGCCCAAGGTTATGCTGGTAATGATTTTATTGGATTAATTAATCGTATTCGTAGTTATGGCAAACACATCATTTTTATTGGTCATGCTGAAGAACAGCGTAACGATGATTTGTTAATCCACCGCCCTTCTATGAGTGGTAAAAATCGTGATGTGCTTTACCGTATATCAGACATCATGGCCTATCTAACTTATGAAAAAGCTTCTGATGGGCAAATTGTACGTGTTCTAAAGTTCAAAGCTTCAAACTCGCATCATGCCAAAAATTCAGGAAATCTTGGTGCTGAAACAGGTGGAAATATAGTTTTACCGGATCTTTACCAAGCCCCTACATTTTTCGGTGATTTGATCGAGCAAGCAAAAAATCATCTCAACACCATGACCCCTGCTCAACTGCAAACGATGAAGGCAATTGAAGAGCGAGATCAATTCTTTTCCGAATGCGATCAAAATAACTATGTTTTTGAGCTAAATACATTAATTGAACAGCTCGACAAAAACCATCCTCACTATAAAGAAATGCGTAAGCACTTCATTAATAGAGTTAAAAGCTTGGGCTTTGTATTTGACCCTGAGAAAAACAAATACATGGATCCTAATTCTATTCCAGTGGATTTAATCACCGAAACTGATCGTGATGAATTACAGATACTTATTGATACATGTGGTTTAGACGTTAAGTCTGTCTGTGAATATTTTGGAATAGATGCGCTCACTCAAATAGAAGCTGCAAAGCTAGAAAACGTTAAACAAGAAATTGAACAACTTGCAAAACAGGAAATCTCTGCATGAGTGCAATCATTTTAGATACTGAAACTAACACTTTAAATGGCTATCCAATTGAGATAGCCCATGTACCAACTTACTTTGAAAATGGTGTGTTGGTTGTAAATAAAGATGCATGTTTTGACGAGTACTTTTCTTGTCCAGATAAAATTGAATTTGGCGCTATGGCGGTTCATCACATCCTTGAAAGTGATATTGCCGACAAACCAAGTTATGAAACTTTCCGTGTACCTGAATGTGAATACATCATTGGCCACAATATTGACTATGATCTTCAAGCTATTCGATTAGCACATAAAGATTTTAAAGCCAAAGCAATTTGCACTCTTGCTTTAGCTCGTATGGTCTGGCCAGAAGAAGCTCACAATATTTCAGCATTAGTTTACATGTTGACCAAAGGAAGTGAAAAAGCACGTCAAAGCATTCGCAATGCACACAATGCAAAGCAAGACGTATTTTTAACGGGCTTTGTTCTAACCCATATTTGCAAAAATCTCGGCATTAAAGATATGCAATCACTTTACCTTGCATCTGAGCATGCACGGGTGCCGAAGGTTATGCCTTTCGGAAAGCACAAAGGCACAAAAATTAAAGATCTTCCGGCTGATTATGTTGTCTGGTTACTTAGACAAGATGACATTGATCCATACCTACTTAAAGCATTAAAAGGATAAAAAAATGACTAATTTAATTTCAGCTCAGGCAGCTTTTGAAGCACTTCAAAAAGGTAAAAACATTCTTTGTCGTCCTGCTGGGGATATGTTGGATTTCAATGATTTAGATCAATTCCCAGCAACGGTATTTGCAATGTCAGGTTATGAGTTTTGCATTAAGCCTGAAATGACGGAATTAGCAGGTATCCAATTTACTAAACCTGTATTTCTAAGTGACCTTGAGGTAGAGCAAGAAGTTTTTGTTGTGATGCCCTCGTGCATTCTGCGCACAAAATTTCATCCTGAAAACAAAGATGTTATGACAGCCATTAATCGTGGCTATGGTCAACTGAATTTGGATAGTGCAATTGATCAAGCACGCGCTATAAGCCTAGCTTTGGGTCTGGATTATGTCAGAAGTTCTTTTGATGTGATTCAAGATGGTTTTATAGACAAACCTAAAAAGCGCGGTAAGAAAGAACCATGTGTAAAAAAAGAAAAACCAGCTGATTTGGAAACAACCAAAGATATAAGTTTGGCTCTTGATAATGCGGTTGTTATTACAGAACAGTCCTATGTTTCTTCATCCGAAGACTTCTTAGTTCAACCTGTTGATGAACCTAACATAAAGCCAGAGGTTAATGCGCAATTTGAAATTTTACTTGATGCGATTCACATTTGCCAATCCGAGAAAGAGCTGGACACTACTTGTGCAAATCTTGAAAAAGAAGGCTTTACACAAGCACAAATTGACAAAATTAATTTGGCTAAGCAAGAACGTTTAACTGAGCTAGATTTTATTGAAATGGATGCAGTTGATACAGCTTGTGAGCAAGTTTTGTCAGTTACAGACACGCAGGAAATTAATGATGTATCTACTACTTTAATGCCTGAAAACTATGAATCTTTAGTTCAAAGCATTCAAAATGCTCATACCCCTGAAGAAGTAAATAGTGTTGTCCGTTACACATCTAAATGGACAGAAGAACAACGCAAGCCACTATTAAATGAAATGCATAAACGCCTATCAGAGTTAAATCAGACTAAACAACAAGATGATGGGCTATCTCCTTTAATCGTCCGCCTTCAATATGCACCAGATTTAAACACCCTCGATGAATTGGAACGCGAAATTCCTTCACGCCATTCAGATGTTCATAAGACATTGTGGAACATGGCCAAAAAACGTCGTGCTGAATTAACTACCCCAGTAACTCCTTCGGCTGAACCTGATTATTTACTGGAGAATTACCCATGAAATACCGGTATTCCACAACCACTCGTACGTTAATTGTTATCGGTAATTTTATGAATCACCACTTCGACAATGTTAATGCTTCTGAGATTGAACAATGTCTGTATGACGTAAAGCTTAAAGAAGGAAGCTGGAGAAAATAATGCGAACAGTAGTAAAACGCAAAAATCTACTAGCTTTCAAAATTTGGTTAGCCCTTCTGGGCTACCAAGTTAAAGATATGGAAGACGGCCGAGGGTTTAATTTCCGCTTTAAAAAGCAATACGGCATGGTTACTAGAGCATTAACTGGAAATGAGCTGGCTAATTCACTTGGTAAAGAATTTGAAGAACATTTGAGGGCTTAGGTAATGATTGATTTAAAAACTAAACAAGCATTTTGGGCTGAACAATTGCCCATATTTAAAGAAAAATATTGGATTCCTGGACATTTAGATGTGTTGGAATTTGACATGGTGGGAGGTTGTTTTGATATTGCAGAGAATGTCAAAACCGATCTTAGTGAAGACGATCTTTTTGATATTTACCATCGTGTAAACAGCGGGTGGGCTATGTGGAAAAAAGCCGTTACTTTCATGGAAGAGAAATCTCAAGCTCAAGCGATGCCAGCACAAAAGTTTTTTAGCCATGATTTTAATGGGGACGGCTTTAAATATCATGACTCTTTAGAAGAGGCACAAAAAGAAGCTGAATCAAGTCTCGATTGGTATAGGGATCGGGTAGCAGATGGTCACCATGTGGGTGATGATGGTGAATTTTATGAGCTATGTTACGGCGTTGTTATTGCATCGGCTGGATTTACAGTTGATGACGTAGTGACCGAAGAACATCACAAAAATGATGAGTTTACAAAGTACGAAGTGGGAACAGAAATCTTAAGTCTTCACTTTAATAAATGTAAAAGCGAATCGGGAGCTGAAGAATGATTGACTTTATTGAAGACGCAGAACGTCAATATGAAATCTTTTGCAAGCTTGCTGAAGAATATGGATTTCTCGATATTAATGCTGCTAATAGTGGTTTCCGATGCACAGTAAAAAAACCTGAATTTAATGCTGGTTGGATTTCATTTACTGGCGGCGTAGCAAGCTGTAGAGATGAGGCTGAAAAATACAAAGCTGAAATCTCAAGATTAAAAGCTGAAATAGACAAAGCTCAGGTGGCTCAATGGCAACCAATCGACACAGCGCCAAAAGACAGAGCAATCTTACTCCGAAACTATGAAGGAATATTTCAGGGTCAATGGGACCAAGATGAAAAAGGATTTCGCCCTCTTTTTATGGACTACCACGGGTGCGGTTGTTGTGGCGGAGGTTGCCCTCAACCAGATCTCTGGATGGAATTGCCACTTGCAAACGAATCAGGAGCTAATTCATGAAAAAGCTATTACTTGTAGTTTTCCTGCTAGGCGGTTGCTCTTCTTCTAACGATGCCATCAAAGCATTAAAAGCCAATGGATTTAATGATATCCAGACACACGGTTATGCATTTTTTGGTTGTGGCCAAGGTGATACTTTTTCCACAAAATTCACAGCAAAAAACCAGCATGGCCAGAAAGTAACAGGTGTCGTTTGTAGTGACTGGTTGAAAGGCTCAACCATTAGATTTGATTAAGGTGATCTGATGAACGTTATTTTAACTGAAGCTGATTTAGACGTAGCACTAGAGAATGGTGATTCGTATACAGACATCCTTAACCATGTCGCATTCTTACTTATTGAAAAGGTATTGGTAAAAACGAGAGGTAATAAAACTGAAGCAGCTAAAATTCTTGGTATGACTAGAGAGACTTTAAATAAAGTTATAAAACGCGTTAAGGCAAAGCGGGAGGAAGCTTAA